ACGAATGAATGAAAAAAGGTATAAAAAAAGAATGGAAGATTTTATGAATGAAATGCGAACCGATGAAAAAATAAACCTAGCATGAAACTAGAAGTAAAAGTTTCCGAACTTAGAAAACAAAAACTAATGATAGCAACACCTATGTATGGTGGTAATGCTAATGGTCTTTACGTTAAATCTATCATTGAACTTACGCAACTTTGCGATGCTCACGGAATAAAGATTACATATAATTTCCTGTTTAATGAATCTTTAGTAACTCGTGCCAGAAATTACTTAGTGGATTCTTTTTTGGTCAGCGATGCTACTCATCTAATATTCATAGATGCTGATATACAATTTGATGCTAAAGATGTTCTCGCTCTTGTTGCGTTAGATAAGGATATAATTGGCGGTACCTATCCTAAAAAACAAATTGCATGGGATAAAGTATATACAGCTGCTAAGCAATTAGATTTGGAGAACCCAAATTTATTGTGTAATTTTAGTGGTGACCTTGTTTTTAATACCATAGAAGATAAATCGTTTGATGTCACAGAACCGACAGAGGTTTCTGAATTAGGTACTGGTTTCTTATGTATTCGTAGAAATGTATTTGAAGAATATTCTAAGAAATATCCAGAACTTAAGTACAAACCTGACCATCCTCGAACAAAAAACTGGAATGGTTCTAAGGAAATTACAGCATTTTTTGATACAATTATAGATCCAGAATCCCGAAGGTACCTTTCGGAGGACTATATGTTTTGTCAATATGCTAGAAAAATTGGATTTAAAGTATACCTGGCACCATGGATTAAACTAAACCACGTTGGTACTTATGTATTTGAATCTGATATAAGGTCTTTATCACAATTAAAAAACACTAGTCTTACTGGAATTCAGCAAGACTATAAACCACAAATGAAAAACAACCAAGCTTAATTATGTATATCTCAAAAAGAACAATCGAAGTACTAAAGAATTTTTCCACTATAAATCCTTCATTAGTGGTAAAAAATGGAAACGTACTATCAACAGTAACCCCAGCAAAAAACATTCTATCTTCTGTTGAAGTAGAAGAGGAATTTGATAACGAATTTGGTATCTATGATTTATCTAAATTTCTTGGGGTTTTATCCTTAACCGAAGACTCGAATATAGATTTCAGTGAAACATATATGACTATTAAAGGTGGTAAAAATTCCATCAAGTATACTTATGCGGAACCGTCACAGATTATTCAACCACCTTCATCTCAAATAAAACTGCCCAGTATCGAAGCATCATTCAAATTGCTAAATACTGATCTAGAAAAGGTTCTTAGGGCTGCATCTATCATGCAATTACCTAATTTAGCATTTGAGGGCGATGGTACTAAAATTACATTGAAGGCCTTTTCCGAAAAAGATCCAACATCAAATGTTTCTGAGGTTGAACTGGCACCTACGGATAAAGTATTCAGTGCTATTTTTAAGGTTGACTCTTTTAAATTTTTAGTGTATGACTACGATGTGGAACTGTCCGCTTCAAAAATCTCTAAATTTTCCGCAGATTCTGGTAAGGTATTGTATTGGGTTGCTCTGGAAAGCACTTCAACATTCGGCTAAAAAATATAGGGTGCCTTGAGGTGCCCTTATTCTATATTAATCTCAGTAAAAAATAATATTATGTTACACAAACCAGACGAATTTCTTTGGGTACAAAAGTACAGGCCACAAATTATTGAAGATGTTATCTTACCACAAGATATAAAAAAAACATTGAAAAAATTTGTAGAAAAGGGTAATTTACCGCATTTTATATTCTCAGGAAATGCGGGTGTGGGTAAAACGACAATAGCATTAGCACTCGTAAAGGAACTAGGGGCTGATTCCATTATATTAAACGGTTCATTATCGGCAAATATTGACACACTACGAACCCAAATTAGGGATTTTGCTTCCTCTGTTTCTCTTGCTGGTGGTCGAAAATATGTAATTTTAGATGAGGCTGACGGGTTAAGTCCAAACCACGTACAACCTGCTCTCAGAAATTTTATGGAGGAATATTCCAATAATTGCGGATTTATTCTTACGTGCAATTTTAAAAATAAAATTATAAAGCCACTAAGATCAAGGTGTACAACTGTTGATTTTCAGATAGAAAAGGCCGAAAAGCCAAAATTGGCAGGTCAATTCTTCAAAAGAGTCACGGAAATACTAGATGCTGAGGGTATTGACTATGATAAAAAAGTAGTTGCCCAAGTCGTTCAACAAAACTTTCCTGATTTTCGAAAGACATTAAATGAAATTTAGCAATATTCAGTTGACGGTAAAATTGACAGTGGCATTCTTACAAGAATGGGCGACAAAACATTTGATGAACTAGTGGTATATTTACGCAAAAGAGATTTCCCTGGCATAAGAAAATGGGTGGCACTAAATTCAGATAATGATTCAACACTTATATTCAGAAAGGTGTTCGATTATGCTGAAAATTTTATAGTCCAAGAAAGTGTACCTAATGCTATTCTGGTAATTGCAAAATATCAGTATCAAGAAGCATTTTCTGTTGATCCTGAAATAAATCTAATTGCGTTTTTTGTGGAGCTTATGTATGAGTGCCAAATCAAAGAATAAGAAAATCGAGAAGAACCTTGATATTTTTGGTACCGAAATAGTAGAAATAGTAGAGGAAGTATTCGAAAAGGAAAAAAAGAGTTCCCCGTTTGAATTTATAAATTCTATAAATTTTACTAAGGACAATTTGATGGAAAATTCATTGAATGATGAGATGGTAGAAAAAACCTATGCTCCTTATATAACAAACCGAACTCTTTCTTATTTTCCTGATACTATCGAACAGGCAAACTTAATGAATATGAACAGTCATATAGATAGCAAACTTCAATACATATACCTATTAAGTACCATAAGAAAAAGAAAAAGGTTTTCCAAATGGATTAAACCTGAAAATGATAACCATTTAGCAAACGTAATGTTCTATTACAATGTAAATAGAAAAAAGGCACTTGATTTTTTGAAAATCCTGGACACTGAACAACTAAAAAGAATTGAAGAGTTAATAACCAATGGAACCAAAAATTGATATTTTTAACGGGCACGGAATAGAAGTTCAATTAAAGGAAAAGGGAGACTTTTTGAAAGTAAAAGAAACCCTTACACGAATGGGCGTGGCTTCAAAAACAAGTAGAAAATTGTTTCAATCTTGCCATATTTTACATAAAAGAGGAAAATATTCCATACTACATTTTAAGGAACTTTTTGCTCTTGATGGTAAAAACTCTGATATAGATAGTTCTTCTATAAATCGAAGAAATACTATAGCTAGATTACTCGAGGATTGGGGTTTATTGACCATACTTTGTATTGAGCCTAGAAATGAATGCCCAATATCTCAGGTAAAAATTATACCATTTTCACACAAAAAAGATTGGGAATGTATTCCAAAATACTCGATAGGTAATACAATCAAACATACAAAAATTTAATAGTTTACTGAGGACTAAAAGGCATCGGATTGATTTTCGGTGTCTTTTTTTTAAATATGAAACTACCAACATATAAAATAAAAAAACGACAATTGAGCAATCCCATAAAAATATCCAAATACGCAACATTCAAGGATCTAATTAAATCAGCAACCGCTGAAAGACTTGGAATTGATAATTCGCCGACAGATGAGCATTTGCTTAATAGTCAAATATTAGCATCTGAAATTTATGATAAAATAGTAGAAAAATTTAAAGTAAAAGTTTATATTTCTTCATTTTATAGAAGTCGTTCATTAAACGAAAAAATAGGTGGTAGTAAAACAAGTCAACATAGTTTAGGTATGGCCATGGATTTAGATGCTGATATGAATCCAGAACTTACAAATAAGGATTTATTTTACTTCATAAAAGATAATTTAGAATTTGATCAGTTAATATGGGAATTTGGTACAACAGAAGATCCTTCCTGGGTCCATGTATCATACAATAAAAACAAAAACCGCAACCAACTATTAAGAGTTGCTAATATAAACAACGAAATAAAATACACAACATGGTAAAACTATTCAGAACTCACATAGGCGAAGAAATTATAGGTAAAGTAATATCTTCTATAGAAAATAAATCTCCGGCTGTAATAAATATAAAAAATCCTTGCATTTTGGTTAATGTACCTGTAGCTAATTCACAACCAAAACTTTCTATGCAACCTATACTGACATATTTAGACAATGATGTAGTAGAATTTAAAGCAGATTCTTTCATGGCTGAAGGGATTCCTGTTGTCGAGATAAGGAATCAGTGGGAATCAGTTTTTGGTTCCGGGATTATAACCAAGGAATCTGAAATTATAACCAAGCAGCCAGGATTACATAAATTATAAATTTATCTAAGCCCGTTTTGATTTACGGGCTTTTTTTGTTATATTATGATTCATTAACCAAATTAAAACTATGCTAGATTTCTATACAAACGTAAGACAACATGGGAACAAACTTTTAGTCTCAGGTTGGAAAAAAGGAAAAAGGTTCCGTGAAAAAATTAACTATAAACCTTCACTTTATATACCAACTACCACAGATACCGTATGGAGAACATTAGACCAAAAGCCGGTAGCACCTGTAAAATTTGATAGCATAAACGAGTTAAAAAGTTTTACCGACCAATATAAGGGCGTTAGCAATTTTGATATTTTTGGCGATATTTCGCCAACTTATATGTTTATATCAGAATTCGGTAACGGAAATAACTACGAATCGAAAAAAATAAGAATCGCAAATATAGATATAGAGGTAGGTTCTGAAAATGGTTTTCCTGATCCTAAATTAGCTAACGAAGAATTTACCGCAATTACTATTTACTTTAATGGTAAATACCATGTCTGGGGCATCGGTGACTACACACCGCACATAGACAATGTAATTTATTACTATTGTAGCAGTGAAGAAATACTGATACACAAGTTTCTTAATTGGTGGGAAGATGCTGATATTGATATAGTAACAGGTTGGAACGTTGAATTTTTTGATATTCCATATATCTATAATCGCATTGAAAAAATTCTAGGCGAAAAAGACGCAAAAAGGTTATCTCCATTCAAGGTTGCGTATAAAAAAATAGTAAATTCAACGGGAATTTATAATAAAGAACAAACGAAAATAGACATCTATGGGATTTCTGTTCTTGATTACATGGAGTTATACAAAAAACTAACATTTACCACACCTGAATCTTATAAATTAGAAGATGTTGCTGAATATGAATTAGGCGAAAGGAAAATAGATTACTCAGAGTATCAAAATCTACATCAACTGTATAAGTCGGATTATCAAAAATACATAGAATATAATATAAAAGATGTTGAATTGGTTAAAAAATTAGATGATAAAAATCAGTTATTATCTCTAGTTCAAACCATGGCTTATGAATTTAATGTCAATTATGAGGACACATCTTCTCAGATTAGAATGTGGGATTCATATCTCTACGACCACTTAAAATCACTTAATATTGTTATTCCGAAGAAAAAATCTAGACCAAAGGAATCTTTTCCTGGCGGTTATGTAATGGATCCTATTGTTGGCGGTTATGACTGGATTATGAGTTTTGACTTAAATTCGCTATATCCTCACATAATGATGGGTACTAATATTAGCCCAGAAACATTAAGGACCGATATTGAACCTGTGGATCATATTATAAATGTAAACACACTAGACGATATAATAGAAAATGGATTACCTGATTCAGTAAAACAAACATTGGGTATGTATGATGTGTCTTTAGCCGCTAATGGTTATTTTTACGACAAAAGTAAACAAGGATTTATCCCTAAATTGCTAGAAAAACTTTACACAGAACGCAAGGAATATAAAAGGTTAATGATTGAGGCCGAGGTAGCACTGGAAATTGAAACCGATCCTTTAAAAATAAATATTCTTAAATCAAATGTATCTAAGTACAGCAATTATCAATTAGTCAAAAAAGTTGGTCTAAATTCTATATATGGGGCAAGCGGTAATAGGTTCTTTAGATATTATGATATAAGAAACGCCTCAGCAGTCACATCTCAAGGTCAAATGGCTATAAAATGGATAGGTAAAAAACTTAACTCATATTTAAAAAAATACCTGCAAACCGAAAAAGATTTGCTAATTTATTCCGATACCGATTCTGTTTATTTTTCGTTTGAATCATTAGTAGAAAAATACAAAAAAACGAAACCTAATGCTACTAGAGATGATATAGTAAATATGTTGGATTCTTATGCTCGTAAAGTAATAGAACCATTCATAGATGAAAAATATCAAGAACTAGCCGAAACGTTTAATCATTTTCAACAAAAAATGGTCATGAAGAGAGAAATAATTTCAAACAGAGCTATATGGACCGGAAAGAAAAGGTATATAATGAACGTTTTAGACAGTGAAGGCGTCCGATATAAAACACCTAAACTTAAGGTTATTGGTATGGAAATG